TGCTGGATGCGGCTGAATATCATACGGGCCAGATCGAGGTTCGACTCCTCAAACGTTCGCATGCGTGGTCTGAGGGCGGTGGCACCCCCACTCTGGCGAGCTTTAATCGCGCGACCACTGACGGTGGCCTGGCTGGATTGACCAACCATTTCCGCGTTGATGCTGGAGATGCGCAAGATGTTCCGCTCGCTGGCCTGGAGGAGCTGGAAGTGCCCCTCACTGAGCGTTACGGGTTGGATTTGCTCGGGCTTGACGGAGGAGTACTCAACGACGACGCCGGGCTTGCTGCCCATGAGTTCCAGCTGTTGACGATCCGCACCGCCAGACTTGCGGTTAAGCCAACCAGAGTGGCTAGAACTATTAAGGTGAGCCAGGAGGTTAGAGTACCGCTTGTTATATTCATCCTGTGGATCAATAAGGTTCCGCACAATACCCATAACAGACTCTGGATCATCACTGAAGCGTCTCGAAACGTACGGAACATACGGGTAATCGCGGTCATCATTGGGCGTGACTCCTTGGTCGAGCGTCTGCCAGTAGACCATCTCGGTCCAGTAGGGCTTCTTGGCTCGGCGGGTAATGACTTGGAACTGATCGTAGACTTGCATGCCGGCTGACTGGCTGAGCATGTTCAGGTGCGCCTGGGCCATCTCGGGGTTGGCGAACTCTTGCGGGGCACCCGTCATGGGGTTGACCACAGGTTGGCCGGTCTTCTGATCGGCAATCGCGGCAGTCATGCCCTGCGTCACGATTTGGTATGGAGCAACAGCAGCTTGGCCTGCCTGTTGTCGCATTCCCGCAAGCACTTGCTCGGCATCGTCCTTGGACTTGAACTCTTGGATCTCGCCCGTCTTCTCGTTGACAGCCATGACGATATCGACAGGCTTCTTGCACCACATCGTGAGGACGCGGATACGGCCTGTGGATTGGTCCCAGAGTTCGGGGATGAGGTTGGGTCCGGTGCCCATGTCATCGCTGGAGCCGATGAGCCGGTTGACTTTGGAGAGCCATTCACCGGGCGTGGCAAGGTGGGCGAACCTAGGGTACTTATCGCGGAAGCTGTCGATGTCCATCCAGACAGCCTTGCCCATGAAGACACCATCCTGGAAGTTCATCTGCGTGGCCCAGGGGTCATAGATGAACGACATGGGATTGATCCGTGACACGACGATGTCGCCCCAGAGCAGGTCGTCAGCGTCCTCCAAGGTGTGCAGGACTTCCCACACGCCCAGGCCACAGATAATCCCATCATCGAATACGCGGTCGCTGACACGACTCAGGCGGGTGAAGTCAGACGCGGCCTTGAGCGTGGCGGTGGCGATTTCGGCCAGGCGCACGTCAGAGTAGCCACGCGGCAGGAGCTTGAAGTCGATCTCCATGTCCCGCTGCATACCAGTGACGAACTCGATCTGCGGCAGGATCTGGTTGATCTCGTTGACTGGGCGACCAGACTTGATGACGGCTTGACGGTCGGCGACGGACCACTGCTTCCCGTTGCCTTCGGTGTACTCGAAGTCACGGCGGAACTTGGCACGAGCGGTCTCGGTGGAGGTTGCCCAGGTGCGGAAGTAGTCCTGTAGGCGCTTCGTATCGTCGGCTGGGCCAGTGTCGTAGGAGCCTGTGATCGTTGTGCCCCCACCCGAATCAGCCTTCACGTCTTCGTATGCCATTACGCGCTCATGTTGGTGTAAGATGATCTGCTAAACATGCCCAGCTCAGCGTCTAGATCCCACTCGCTATCCGCTGGAGTATACTCGACAACCTCAGCAGGGCGGCTGGCCAGAAACCCGTTGAGACCATCCATATGGTGGTCATTGCCGTCCATGGCCTCGTCTTTACGCGGCTCAACGGCATTCTTGACTACTTTCCACTTGTACTGTTCGATTTCTCGAATGAACGCTTGACACGTGTCAGCCACGAGAAGGTGAGGAGCGCCACGCACACCTGTAAAGGGATGGATATGAGCTGGATCAGGATTAAGAAGCTCAGCGATTCGATCATATCCGACATTCCAATCCTTCTGGTTAGGGATGACGCTGATGCCGCAGTCAAGGTACTCGTCACCGACGCTGTAGAGTTCGTTCTCGCGGGGAGTGCCCGTTGACCCCATCAGGGTCTTGGAGAATGCGTTGTTATCAAGGTACGTAGCTTGGATCGGGAAATCTTTAAGTCTGAGGCGGTGCGCCTTGATTTGGGCAGCGTGATAGCTGATGACCTTTCCGCCTTCGTAGTGTTCATCAACAAGGTAGAAATTCGTTTTATTGCATCCGCAATCACAGCGCTCACTGTAGATCCAGCCGACTGCCGTGGCGGACGTGAGGCCGTGGTCGATGTACTCGAAGAGATAGCCGGAACCGGGTCTGACAACTGGCTCGCCAGAGCCGTAACGAGGGGCACGGAAACTGTAGGTGTGGAGGGTGCGCTTCCAGGTGGGATAGACGAGTCCTTCTGCTTCGACCCACTTGCCGAGCATGTAGCGGTCCCACATGGCTGGCTTGTCGTTGTAGCGAGTCTCGCAGTTTCCGACATACTCTCGGTCAATGAAGCCTGCCCGAAGCCCATCATAGATCGTGGCGTGGAAGCCTCGGTAGCGGGTGCCAGTGTGAGCATCGGTGACACCAACACTGGGGCCGTGATCGCTGGGGAGGTCCCAGAAGCTTTGGAAGATCCAGTGGCTGGGGCCTTCGGGGTTGCAGACTCCGAAGCCGTAGCGCTTGTAGATGACGAGGTCCCAGGGTGGAGCTTGAGCACCATCCGCAGTCTCCTCTGAGAAAGCGGGGAGAGCCGCGCCACAAAGGGCACACCGTTGATGCTCGATGTCACGAGACCTCGCGTAGTGGCGAGGGTCATGAGTGTTGAGTGGACATTGTCCCTCGACATAATACTGACGTTCATTGTCGGCGAGCACCGGAGTCCTTCGACGAATACGACCAGTGAGATAGTCCCATACTCTAACCGGCACTTCCTCCATCTGGTCAATGGCGAAGAATCCAAGCGGGATATTCTTAAGGTCATTGAGGTCTTTAAAGTCGCCATAGACGAGCTTGCTTCCGCCGACTTCATTGTGGAGTTGAATGAAACCATTCTGCTCGTTGTGTTTCCTGATATACTCTTTCGGCAGCATATCGAGGAGACTCAACAGCGTGGAGTGCCTTAGCGACTTGCCATCCAAGCGACCCAGATATCCGAGGTTGTTCGGAATGGCCGTCAAAAGCAGGATGACTTTGGCGCAGAGCGCGGTAGTCTTCCCAGAGCCGAATCCACCCGAGAAGCAGGTGAATGGTTCCGGTGCTGTCAGAAATTGCTCCTGAGCTGGAAGCTTTTCCCAGTTCCATGCTGACGCCTCTCCTGCCTCGTTGAGTGCGTGTGCGAGACTGCGTTGACGTTCTGCCATTAGCGTCCAAGGCCATACCGCGTGGGCTGTGGCTCGGGGGTGGGTGCAGCACCCCCTTTGCCAAAGAGGAAGCGCGAGATTGCGCCTCGCTTCTGATCGGCCCATTCAACGATGTTGTTCCAGGTCCCCATCTGGGAGGGTGCAGGTTGCTGTTGAGGCATCTGTTGCTGCGAAAGCAGCGGAGGCTGCATCACGGGCGTCGGGGGTCCGTGCTGAATGAAGTTCCCAAGGCCAGCGCGTTTTGCCTGCCGCTCGTCGTCAGCCTGTTGGCTGAAGCGGGGGTCTTGTGGGTCCACAGCAGGAACACGTCTGCCGTTCCTTACCTGTTGCAGGTAGGTCTGGACCTCACGCTGGTAGTCTTGGTACTGTCGGTCGTAGTGAGACACTTAGTCCTCGTCGTCAGGGGTCACATAGTCATCGTCGTCATCCTCCAAGTCGGAGGGTTCATCGACTTCTTCGGCCACCACATATTCGAGTTCATCCACCATTTCCCACAGCGCAGACTCTATTGTGGCGACGGCGTGCTCGACGATGGCAGAGAGGGCATCGTGGTAGGAGAGGTCTCCTTCGTCGTCTTGGACAAGGATGTCGTCGTGCTCGTCGATTCTGAACTTGGCCATGGCACCTCCGTTGCTTCGACTGTGATGGTGGGGACTGGCGGGCTGGCGATGGCAGCGGCTCGTTGCCCAAGCGAACCAAACATGTTGATGATGTACTGCGTGTTGGGGGCTTCCTTCTTCTCCGGGAAGGCTTGCTCTAAGCCCGTGGCGGCGGCACTGATGAGCTTCTGGAGGCTGCTGAACTCCGTGACCTTGCACTGCTTGACGAAGAGCTTGGCACGGACGGCGGCACCCATCGCGATCTCTTTCCACGTCTCGCTGAGGGCCTGACGCTTGTCCTGATCGTTCATGGCGGTGAAGGCGTCGAGCTCCTGGCGGTAGGCTTGCCGGCCAGGATTGCGATCACGCCCAACGTCAGCCACTTCGCCGGGATCGAGCGGGCCGATGTCGTCAGCCATCTCCTCGGTGGTCATCTCGCGCAGGGACTGCGCACCACCTATTTTGTAGCTCGGTTTTTGATAGGGTTTGGGCATAAAATGATGGGGGTGTCACACAAGATGTGTCTTTTATGCAACACAGCTAAGTCGTTGTTTTCAGGGCACTGTAAGTGCTTTAGGCTGGCCCACTGGCCCACAAACTGGAGGCGGGCACACAATCCTACCCCCTGGTCGGCAGCTACTCACAGGCTGTGGATAAGCTGTGGACAAGTTGTGTGTAAGTTGTGGATAACATTGGCATGGAAGATGCAG